CTAACTAAATTAAATATGCAGTGTGTAAAGTATACGCTTTTAAATAATAATATGCAAATAAAAAGGGGGCCGAAGCCCCCTTTAAATTAGATTACTTAATTAAGAATTAAGCAGTTCCTGGTGATCCGAAGATACCTCTATAGTCAGAAAAGCCGAAGCTGTATCTTTCTCTAGCTTTGTATCTCATGTTACCTGTATCGAAGTCACCTTCCATAGCAGTTTTTAAAGCTGCTCTTTCGAAGTATTTCATTCCATTAGGAACATCAGTCTTGATAAAGAATGCGTCAGTATCAGTTAGGTAGTTATTCACTACATAACCTTGAGGAATCATCCCCATTGATTTAACAGCATTTATATCGTTATCTGCAGTACCAACTCTTTGAGAAGACTTCATCAGTCTTTCAGCTGTAAATTGTAGAGCAGAAGGAATAATCATTTTTACTCCTTTTGCAGCAATTTTTAAGCCTCTTTCATCTGTCATGTTAGCAATGTCAATTAACGATTGCTCTAAAGATGTCTCATTAAGGTCAGCAGCCGTAGTCAACGTGTTACTAACAGTCCCGTTTAAAGTAGGGTGATCAGTAGCACAAAGCTCTTTTGCATCCCCACCTGTAACGGCTGTGTTAAACGCGTTGTTTAGTACGTTTGCAGCTTTAACTTGCTTGGTTGTCGCCATAGATCTTGCTAACGCTTTAGTATAGCGTGAGCCAAGACTGTCATACAAGTTATCCTCAATTGCTTCTTCAGTAATAGAAAAAGCGAGAGCAATTGTCTCATGAGTGTAACGTGCAGTGAAAGTCTCTTGCGCATCGTCATAACCGATGGCAGATCCTTCTTGCTTAACGCCAGCAGATCCGAAACCACTTAACATCACTTCTTCTTCAAAAGCTCTGTCAGATGATTCTTTATCGAAAATCTCCAAATGTTGATTTTCGTAGTTTTTGTACTCAAGTCCGAATAATGCATTCAGACCTGGCTCTAGCTCTTTTGCTAGTTGTCCTCTTGATATAGCCATATATTCCTCCTGCTATTATGCGTCACCGCCAGTAGTTGTAAGGTAAAGATGTTCGTTAAATTTAACTACATAATTACAATTCGCTACCGAGATGTCATTGTTTTGTGGGTCCGAAGACGGTCTAATAATCCTGAACTGTGCTGTAGCACCAGAACCAGTAACAGAAGAAGCGGTAGTTGATTTAGCTCTACCAGTGACAGTGTCACCAGAACCTAGAACTGAATCGATATTATTACCTTGTGCTGCTTGTGCTAAGACTCCTCCTGCTTGAACTTCAAACAGAGTATTAGGATCGTCGTATACGAACGCGGTTATTGTTTCACCAGCAGCCACATTAGTTTGTGAATACTGATTTTTAAAAGTTGGTTTGCCAGTTGATGGATCTTTAGTTATGAATACACCGTTTAAAACACCAAGATTCTTAGCGCTTGTAGCTGTACCAGCAGTAATAACACCACTAGCATTTCCAACAATCATACCTTGAAATAAATCGAGGTTAGCGTTGTCAGCTATTTTGTATTCACTTGTAGCCATGTTATTAACACTGCTACCTAATTTTCCCATTGCTCTGAAACCAAATGCGGCACTTTGATTAGCCATATTGTTTTCCTCCTTAAAGGGTTAGTTGATTAAAATGATGGGTAAAAATTCCTAAAAAATTTTAGTCTTTTGAACCACCAAAAGTTACACGAGTCTGTCGATCATTATTAATCGGCATACTTGGATGCTGTTCCTTCATGAGATCGTTATTCACTGCTTCATTTCTTTCCGCAGTTAAGTTGTTAAAGTACGCTTCACGCGACTTTGCGATTTCTTCAGGGATCCTTGCCAGCACAAGGCCGCCAACTCCTATCATTCCTGCATACTTACCAGTATCAACGCTTGGATAATTGTCATTCGGATATTCATCTGCTCTTACAAATTCCCATCCGGAACGCATTTTTCCTGAAACATTTTGGGTATCGTCGAAACCCATTGATTCAGTTCTTATCCATCTATGTCGATACCCGTCTGGTGCAGGCGGTGAATCTAGAGATGATGGTGGAGTCCAAACTGCAGGTCTTTCGTTTTTGACCCTAGTTTCGCTCACGCGGGAAGTTTTAACTGTTTTAGTCCCAGTTTGTTTTTTAGTCATTATGCTTATACCTCCTTCGCGGCTAATTGTTTCGCATACTCTTCGAGTGGCACACCTAATCTTTTAGAAATTGCTACCTGTGATGGTGTGAGCCTCACAGTTTTTCTGCGTCCTTTTGTGGCTGGACGTTTGGCACTTGCTACATTTTGAGCGGGTTGCCCTGTAGATCTTTCTACACTATCAAATTTGTGTGGAAATTCAAGTCTTATTCTTTTATCTACTTCAGAATAATATTCTGTCGTATTTGGATCAAAACCTTCGTCTTCTACTAGCTTTTTATGAATGTCAAAAGCAGTGTAAGTCATAGCATTATCTGAGCCAAACCAAGCGTTTTTAGAGGCCCAAGCGTCTGCTTGTGGATCCGGGGCTGCTGGTTGTGGAGTAGATTGTGCAGGGGTTCTAGCAGGAACTGGAGCTTGTGCTCTAACTTCTCTGTCATATTTTACCCGTTGTAATCTAGTATTTTCCATGGCTAGGTTAGCCATTTCAGCTTGTGCTTCAACTTGTGCTTCAACATCGCCAGCAGCAATAGAAGCGGCTAATCTTTGTTTAGCGGCTTCGGTACTACCAGTAACACGTTGCTCAAATTCTTTAGCATAGTTTTGATCTAAATTATTAAATCTAGTTTTTAATCTATTTGCATCCTCTGCTACGGTTTTTGCATAAGTAATAGCTTCTTCTTTTTGCCTTTCAGCTTCACGCATTTTACGTGTAAGTTTAGCTATTCTTTTTTGAACTCCGTCAGAGTATTCTCCAAGTTCTTCTTTTTCTGTTTTAGCTTCCGCTTCCGGAGCCTCTGCAGCAACTTCTTCAACTTGTATTTCTTCTTCTTTAACTGGTTCAGCCGCAGGTGCGTCTAAATCAATTGTTGTTGCTTCTTCGTTAGCTTCGCCAACGTCTATATTTTTTTCTTCGTCTAGCATAGTATATTCCTCCTATGGATTACATTGCGTGAATAAGATCTTCAGGATCACTTATAACCCCTAGCACCTCATCATCGTTTAACATTCTTATCTCGCCACCATCAATCTCCATACGTGAGCCTGCATATCTTGCAAACACCACCCAATCTTTTTCTTTGCACCATGCACCGGTAGGATACTTGTCTTTGTCTTCATAACAAAGATCGCCCATTTTTAATACGTAACCAACTTGCGTTGCTACACGTGCTCGGTTTAATGCTTCTTGTGCTATAATAATTCCACCTTTAGTTTCTTCTTTAACTGCAAAAGGCATTACTAATAAACGCCAACCAGTAGGGTTGGGTAATTTTTCTAGGTTTGTGTCTTGAGGTTCTTCTTTAGCTTTCTTAGCTTCTTCTTTATATTTATTTTCTAATGCGTGTGACTTTGTCATCGTTCGGCTCCTTAGGGTTAAGCAGGTTAGAGATTTCCTGTAAAATGCGATCATTAGTATGAATCGTTGCTGTAATATACTTATAAGTGTCCATATTGTCAACACCACTAACTAATATAGATATGTTGTTTTCTATGTCTTCTTTTAAAAATTTTTGTAATTTAAAAATTACGTTTATGGGGTCGGCTTCTTGCATTTATCAGGTTCTCCTAAGCTAGTCCAAAACTCATCTAGAGCATTGGGCTTTTCTTGTTTACAACATTCCCCCGATTGTCTTTTTTCTTCTGTGTGACAGGCACACGTGTCTTTTTCTTGCATCTTCGTTCCTCCCTCTGTCTAATAGATTCTTTATATGAAAGTTCTAATAGTTTATTCTCATTGTCCCAATATTCGTGGAACTTCACTTCTTCTTCATAATATCAGCTGTTTTAAGTCCATATATTGAAGCGACCACTCCGATAAAAATTGATTGATACCAAAAAGGTAGACTTCCAAATTTCTCGAAGAATAAATCAAGTTTCATTTGAATATCTGGGTCGCCAGAAAAGACTGACCAAATCAATAATAATACTGGAGCTGATACCAGGATTAAAACAAATTCGTCTTTATAACCTTGGTCATTGGATTGGCGTACTGACGCCTGATACTCAACCTCACCACTAGCCATTTTTTGAGCGTGAAGTAAAGCAGCATCAGACATAAGTATCTTAGCTTTTTGCTTGTTAG